GCGCCCGGTGGATCTGTTAGTATATACTTTTTTTTTTTTAATAATTAACATACAGCACTACATAAGGGTCGCCTCGCCACTACCCCCCAATTTTGCGTAATTTAGGGACGCACTAGGGACGCACTAGGGGTAAATATTTATTTTCCCCCGTTGCACCTTAAAGATGGTTAGACCCTGATTAGTCCCAGTATTGGTATGATGGAGGATGAGAGATGATTGCGAGCAATCATCAGGTTATTACTGGGTTTTTGTGAGGTTTATAGCTGTTATAATATGTTGCGTAAGCAACGAGCTGGTATAGTAGGATGGAATGACGGCGCGAAAGCGCCATAAATAGGCGACGCGTGATAACACATACGGATATAGCCTCGCAAGATAGATTTTCATCACATTTTTGATGCGAAAGCATCCCAGATATTTTTTTGCATTAATGCGAAATATTGCTTTCTTCCTCCGCTAGTTATTGGTACATTAAACATGTAGGGAATGATACTTACTTTCCCTGAATAAAACCCCCTAACTTATAGCGCGAAGCGCGGAGATATATTATGGCGAAGAAACTTCTGAATTATTCAATCACTGACAAGTCTGTTGTTATCGAGCGTCTGGACTATCCAAACGGTGAAGATGGTGAAGCTGTCGTAGGTCGTACAGAAACGTTCGATGTGAAAGAAATCCCTGAAGAACTGAAATCTGGCGAAGATGTTGTAGCAAGCCTTGCGGCTTATGGTTTAAGCCAAATTCTGCAAGACCGCGTGTCATCTGTTACAGGCGGTGGTGATGCCAAGCTGGATAAGATGTTGGAAGTGTACGAGCTTCTGAAAGCCGGTGAATGGAAAGCACAGCGCGTTTCCAATCCATCAGAGCGCAAAGTGGCGATTGCTGCTGACTTCGCAGAAGGGTTCGCCCGCTTCATTCAGAGCCAAGGCAAAGAGATGGATGCAGCAACTGCTTCCGCTTACCTGCAGGCTCTAAGCAACGAGGAGCGCAAAGCTCTCCGTGCACATGATAAGGTTAAACCTTTCATCCAGGCTGTACGCGACGAAGCATCAGCAAAAGCTGCGGACATCGACCTATCCGACCTTCTGGGTTAAGGCGCTACGCGCTGCGCATCGAGCGATACTGTTCAGGGACACGTAATGTGTCCCTTTTTTTTATGCCTGGGATTTGTGCTCGAGCGGGAAGCGCAATAGATTTGCAAAATAAATAGGCAAATTAATTTGCAAATTAACTTGCAACATCGGCTCGATAGGTCTATATTAAAGATGAAAGCGGCGCACACCGCGCCGTAATATCCGCGTAGCTATTAAAGCTCGCCTAACTAACATGTAAGGTATATTCCATGAAAACTAAAAACGTATTCGAGCTGACCGATTCAACTGTAACAATGCGCATTTATGATGTGACCGCATTTAATAAAGGCGACGACACAAGCAACGCCCCGCTACTAGCGGAGCATGAATTCGACGTGACCAAGGTTCCGGCCACGTTGAACGATGGGGACAATCCTCTAAAAAGCTTAGCGGCTTACGGGCTTTCACGTTTAATGCAAGACCGTAGCTCATCTTGTACGGATGGAGCGCTCGGTGAAAATTGTACGAGCGTGAAGGAAGTAGCCGAAGCACGCCTCGCGGCATATAAGGAAACCTATGATTTAGTTTGTAGCGGCGAGTTTCGTGCCCGTCGTGAAGGTTCTGGCGGCGGCAAAGCGGCCTCGGTTGATACCTTCTTCGCCCAAGCGTTGGTTAACTTCCTCGCGGATAATGGCAAGGATATGGACATTAATACAGCAACCGTGTACTTGCAAAGCCTAAGCGCCGACGAGCGCAAAGCTCTCCGCACCAAACTTGCACCGCAAATCAGCGCCGCCCGTGAAGCGGCCCGTGAAGCGGCGAAAGGCTTCGACATTGGAGACTTGCTTGGTTGAATATAGACAGAGATTAGGGGGCGCGAAAGCGCCCTTTTTTTTTGTCTGCGCGAAGCGCTGGAGTGGCGTTTCCAATTTGTGGAGGAAGGTTTTATTTTTTGTCCGAAGGACGTTCTAAAAAACTGAAACAAGGGTTCAAACTGGAAGGGTGGGGGACTCCCCCATAGGGGCGCGAGGGCGCAGTGGTTTCCGACCTCGTTTCGGAGTGCGCAGACCCTCAGTTCCCAATTTGCAAATTAAATCCAGCAACGCTCAGCCTTTCAACGCCGAAGGCGCTGGAGGCTCTTGCAAACTCCGGCCCTGAGAGATATGATAATCCTTGCAATCTGGGCTGCCCGCCTTCGGCGGGTCGGATAACTGGCGTCGAAGACGGGCGCAACCAAAGAGGTGGAATCATGTTCAGTGAAATTACGGGCTTCATCGGAGGCCTATTTGGACTAGGTAAGCAGTGGGTTGAGGGTAAGCAGAAAATTGCTGAAGCCCTTGTGGAGCGGGAAACCAAGGCGCTGACTAACGAAGCGGACTGGGATAAGGTGCAGGCAGAAGCCGGGCGGAATAGCTGGAAGGATGAGTGGCTCACTCTTCTTGTCAGTATTCCCATGATTATGGCCTTCATTCCTGGGGCCGAGGATTACGTTCTGCGTGGATTTGCTGCTCTGGAAAGTATGCCTGAATGGTACCAGTACCTGGTGGGTGTGGTGTTTGCAGCCAGCTTTGGTATCAAGGCACTGGCTGGCAAATTTAAAATGGGAAAGGGCTGAGGTGCGATAGCACTGGTTCCCCTGATGTAGCTGATAGTGGTTGCCATCTGGGGGAGCCGCCTTCGGCGGGAACTATAGGAGATATTGACATGGCTGAATACAGCACTAAAAACTTTCGGGCGGTAGAGTTACGTTGCAAGTGTGGTTACTGCAAAAGTGCCGCCCCGCATCAAATGCAGACTTTTGTGGTGGACAAGTTACAGCAACTTCGTGACAAGCTGGGACGTAGCCTTACTGTGACGAGCGCGTATCGTTGTCCTAAGCACCCTGAAGAAGCTAAGAAACGTACCCGAGGCTGGCACAATCGTGGTTATGCAGTTGACATTGCGATTTCTAACGGGGCGGAAGGTTACGAAATCATCAAAGCCGCACTGGAGCTTGGTTGCACAGGCTTCGCCATTGGCAACGGCTTCGTCCATATTGACTGGCGCACATCTACACCAGTTGTATGGAAATACTAACTTTAAACTTTTAGACAGGCATCGTCTTGACAGGGGAACCAGCCGACACCGCAGCGTCAGTCACAAAGTGACGGGCGGCCTCCGCCCGGCGCTGTGACAAGTTTTTGCGGTGTGGAGCTGGTGCTGTCAAGATGTGACGGCGCAAAAAGTTTAAAGTGGAAGCGATACCGGATACCGCTATTTTGCGATTGTATGGCGCGTGGTGGTGTGCGTTGGTATCGGGTGGTATAAGTGTATGGCCTTTATATGCGCGTGCGTGTGATGCGTTATAGGCCGTTTTGATGGGGGTGTTTTTAGGTATGTTGCAGCTGGTTGTTATGTTTTTCGGAGAAATTCCTGAAGGCAGCAATAGTTGATGCTGTGAAAGTAAGACTGGAAACCTCCACAGTTTTAGGTTAAATTAGGTTATATAGAGATTTGCAAATTAATTGCATCTATTAATTTACATTTTAATTCGCTGTGGAGATTCCATATGAGTCGTGCAACAAATCAAGCTCCTGCCACTATCAGAAATGAGGAGCCAAAAGACAATCTGCCTCGTGACGAGAATGGCCGACGCATTGTTAGTCAGATGACTGACAAGTGTTGGGAGATTCTGTTGCTGAATATGGCGGAACCTAAGCTTACACAGGCGCAGATTGCAGAACGGATTGGTACGCATCAGGTTTATGTGTGTCGCGTTATGAATAGTCCTTGTTATATTAAGGAAAAACGCGGGATGTATCAGCAACGAATCCATGACAGGCTGAATAGTGTGATGATGGACGGGGCAGATAGAATGGAACGTATATTTACAGCGGAAGATAGTTCTGATGCTGTTGCAGTTGATGCGTTTAAAGCGGTTGCTAAGGCCGCTGGTGTTGGAGAAACTGGTGGGAATGGCAGTAAAGGTCAGCCAGGTGACACGAATCTGAATATTAATCTAGGTGTTACAGCGGAAATGATTGCTGAAGCTAACGCCCGTCGTAAAAAACGCCTGTTTGAGTGTGAAATAGAGGATGTGGATGGAGATGAGTAGGAGCAGATTTCGCCCTAATTCAAAAATCCTGGATGCAGCTTTCATTGATACCCCTGCTTTTTCTACAAACCAGAAACATCGTGGTGCTAGAAGGGCAGGGATTACGTTTGAAGGACGTGTTGGCGAGTTTTTGAATGAGCTTTTTGGGATTCAGGTGGTTTCGAATAGCTGGATTAGCTATTTCGATGAGAGTAATGGCGACCGTATTTGCTCGCCAGACCATTTGATTATTGATGTTAAGGCTGGTGTAGTTACTGTTGTGGAGTGTAAGCTGAGTCATACGCCAAATGCGTGGTATCAGTTGAATGATGTTTATGCTCCGGTGATTAAATTTCTATTTCCTGGGTTTGATGTCAGGTTGATAGAAATTTGTAAGAATTATGAGCGGAGTATTAGCTATCCGCAGGTGCCTCGAATTGTTTGTGACCTTCACAAAGAGTTTAAGGGTGGCGATAACGTGATGGTACTGAGGGATTTATGAGTGATATAGATGATATGAGCTTAGCTGATATTATCAACCTCGGCGCGGAGGACTTGCTTTTCTTTGGTCGTGTCTTTTTTCCTAAGACGTTAAAGAAAGCGAGTCCTGAAATTCACGAAGCTTGTGCGGAGTTGATTGATGGGCCAGACAATGGCCAGATTGCAATCTTCCGTGGCGGTGCAAAGACTACGCTGACTCGTGTGGCTTGCGCTAAGAAGGCAAGTTACGGTGAAACCAGCGTTACCTTGGTTGTTGGTAAAGGCCAAGACCACGCGATAAAGAGTATCCTCTGGCTGAAGAATCAGATTGAGAATAACAAGAAGTGGGCTGATGTTTTCAAGATTACAAAAGCGCTGAATCAGGATACTGGTCGCCCGAAGAAATGGACAGATGAATGGATTACCATTCATAATGGAGTTCTGGATAAGGAAATTCATTTCATTGCCTACGGTATTACTGGTCAGATTCGTGGTATGAACATTGATGATGCTCGTCCTGACTTTATTATCTGCGATGACATTTTGGATGATGAGAACTGTGCAACACCTGAGCAACGTGAAAAGATTAAAGAGCGTTTCTGGGGTGCATTGATGAAGAGCTTGTGTCGTAAGGAAGAGAATCCTATGGCCAAGTGTATCATGCTGCAGACACCGATTGACATGGAAGACCTCTCCATGGATATTCGGAAGTTGAAGAGTTGGAAAACTCAGATTCACAGTTGTTTTGATGCGGAAGGTAATAGTACCTGGGAAGAACAGTTTAGTACTGCGAGTTTGAAGGCGGAGAAAGCGGAATTCATTCAGCTGAATAAGTTGAGTGTATGGATGCGGGAAATGGAAGTTAACCCAACTTCGAGTGAGTTGCGTTTATTCATTCCAGACTGGTTGGATAGTTATGAACAAATGCCTGAGGGTGTTTGGTATATTATCAGTGTTGACCCGACACCTCCGCCGAAAGATAGTAAGGTTGAGCGTGACCCGCAAAAACTCGATGATGCCGTTGTGATGGTTACAGGTTTTCATCCACAGCGTAAGAAGTTTTTTGTTGCGGAGTATTATACGACTAAAAGTCCTCAAACTATGGAACTTGTTTCCAAGATTTTTGAGTTCTGGATGCGTTACAGACCTATGCACGTTGTAGTTGAAACTCATTTGTTCCAACGCACGATTAAAGAA